TACGGAGTCATGATCATAGCGCGGGAACAGAAGCGGACACGTCCAATCGAGTTGGTGACCTCAGTTTCATCGAGCTTGAGGGTCATCCCGAAGTTGGCCAGATGGCGAGCGTGTGTCTCGGGCACATAGTGCACCCCAAGCAGCTCGTACATCTCGCTCGCGATCAACTGGTTGTCACCGTACGAGAGCAGCCTGCCGGTGATGGCATCAGCTACCTCCTCAGGTGACGGCAGTGAACCGCGGACGGAACGGACCTCATGGACGAGGTGGGAGATGGCAAGTAGGTCGTTTCCAACGGTGTTTAGCAGAGACGTGTAGTAGGAACCACTAGGCATGCACCCATGGAGGGTGATGAAGTAGCCGGACGGGTGCTCCACTAGCTTCGTCAGTAGTTGCCGCCTGGCGACGTCAAGCATGAGACGACGTGCGACGAAGTCCTGACGGGCTAGTCCAGTTGAGTCCACGAATTCCTCTAGGCAGTCAAACGCGTATTCCAATAAGATTTCCGGCATGTTGGCATCCCATTTCTCAATATCGCTCATGACCATGGGATACTTTGAGAAGAACCCAGGGCCGTACTGTGATATCAGGATCTTTGAGAATTTGGAATGCCGACCCCTCCCGGGACCAAAACCAGGACCGTGAGTGGGATCAAGGTCCTGCAACTGGTGGGAGATGTCGGAATGCAAGAAAGCGGCCAGTGCGTAGTTGACGGGGGACATGTTGAAGATCAATCGAGGTACGGGGGCGACGCGTTTTCCCCCTTTAATTTTCGCAGCCTTGGGCTCCCTCTTTCCGAAGGTGAGGACCGGGGTATCAGTATAATCCACCCATTTTGGTCGCGGGCCGCCAACCACGATGGTGGCTGACGCGGTAGCATAACGGACCAAAGATTTGACAAGGGTGGGGACCATACGTTCATCCAGTCTCCCCTCCGCACCAAGACGTCGGTACTCACCAGGGCTACCATTATTCATGATAGCCCTCATGGTATCCTCGGTAACGTCTTTCATTGGCCTCGCCTTGACGCTAATCCCGGCCCTTTTCCATACCACGTGAAGCGCGGCGATGGCACGCTGCATAGCAACGTGGACATCTGCCGGGGCGATTGTCGTACGCTCATGGACGTACTCTAGGAACCGTGGATGGAGGGTATCGGGATCATGCGTGGTGAAATCAGCGAGATCCATAGCAAGTAACAACCGCTCATCATACCCCGGAATGGAACTCGCGGGGTTTGACTGGCGGGCGACAGACAAGGCGGCAGGGGCTAAGGGGCGCTCCTCGGAAGGAGGGCCCCCGCCGAACGAAAAAGGGCGGACGGGCTGGTGGCGTGAAATGTCGAATGTCGGGTGGGTCAGGGTGGCGTGCTTCTCGACCGCCGCGGACAACC